TTACTCAATCCAAGCCTGGAACTTGTCAATGAATCTGTATTTATCTCCTGCATATCCGTCCATGCCACTTGCTTTCAGTGTATCGACCTGATCTGCATAGAAGTTCTTGTTGTTCTGTACAGAAACTCTGTAGTGAACCATCTTGTACTTATATCCATCCGGTGTGATGTAATACAACTCAATAGCAAGAATCTCTGAACCATCTCCGAGGATTCCATTCTTCTTGTCATTCAGATCATAGCTGTTGCCGAATGTAAGATATGGCAACCAGCCGCTCTTTCTTGTATATACTCTACAACGGATACTTCCTTTGCTTACTTTAATGGCAAGCCACTTGATCGAAACATCATCTCCTTTGCCAGCCCAGTCGATTTTATTCACCACTGGTGGCCACCATCTGTCTGTGAAAGCCTGATATGTAATATCGACCTGTCCTAAGTCTTTCTTCTCTACCGGCTTAGATGGTGCTGACGGTGTTACTGGTGTAGCACTGCCACCGAACTCCATGTAGCAATAGTTGACATCTACTCTTCCACTGACTCCATCTACCTGTCCATCTGAGGAATACTGCCAAATTGCATACTGACCATTGTATGTATCTTCCGGGAGATTCTTATATCTTGCCATCCACTCAACATACTTTCCACGAACGTTGCCAAGATAGTTGTTGAACCAGCTCAATGAAGCGTAGATTCCTGGAGTATATCCAGCTGCCTTGAGTCCTTCGCAGACAATCTCACACGCTTTAGGTGCGTATCCCTGTGTGCCTGGTTCCTCAACATCAAGGAAAATAGGTAACTGGAAGGTATGACCTTTAATCAATCTTAAGATATGAGCAAGCTCGCTCTGTGCCTGTCTGTCACAAGTCGCATAGCTATACAGATAGACTCCCACCGGAATTCCAAGTCTTTCACACTCTGCAAGGTTTCTCACCCACTGTTTATCGTCCTGTGATGCGATATCATCTCCATATCCGCATCTAAGGATAGCTCCGGCACAACCTGATGCCTTGACTCTTTCCCAGTTAATGACTCCGTTATGATGGCTAACATCAATGATAAGTTTACTCATACCAGCCACCTTCTTTCAGCTCTGCTTTCTTCTGCTCGATCTCCGCTGCGTGTTCCTCTGCAAATTTCTGCATTGTTTCCAATGACGTTCCTTCGTTGTCTGAGATTTCCTTTGCGGATAATCCGTAAGCGAAACTCTTAATAATTTCTTTTACTGTCTGCTCTGTCATAATTACTCTTCCTTTCCACTCTGCTTGATTAACTGGTTGACATAGTTACTTAATCCAGCCACTAAGATTCCTTGTACGATTGCGGTAAACAGTGCCATTGCGATATCCTGTCCTGTTCCGAGAGTACAAGTTGCAATCACGTAGATACCGCAGATCACAATTCCAGCAATGCCTAAGATGCTAGGAATATACTTGTCTGCGATAGTTTCAGACTGCTTGATTGCCATACCGATAAAGTACAGTGCAATAGCTACAACAATAAGTTCCGGCTTTACATAGTTGATAATCTGCTCCATGTTCATTCTCCTTATAATCCAATTTGCGTTGCTACCAATCCGATCACAAGTCCGAGAGCCGCTGTGAGAACATATTTGACTACTGTTCTCCACATTTCTCCATCTCTGCCCTCTAAGGCTTCCAGTCTCTCTCCTTGTTTCGCCTGTTCGTTTGCCATACTTTCCATGTTATTTGCAAGTTTTTCAACAGATACTGTAAGTGCTGTGTTCTGTTTTACAGATTCCTCTAACAGCTCAATACGTCTATTCTGTCTATGCTGCTCGTCCTCGATACGTTTGGCAAATTCTGTATGTTCTTCTCTTCCTACATATTCCATCACCATTCTCCTTAAATACTTATAGTTCTGACTTAATGTTAATACAGCTAATTATGATATTTATGCAATCTTAATTTAAGTGTACTGGATTTTTGGGAAATGATTGTACCCATATTGAAGTCATAGATGAAATAGCAAGACACAATCTGGTACAACTGGAGCTGTAGAAATTGCAGCAAACAGTACGCAAACAGTGGCTGTCGTTTTTAAAAAGCCATTCAATATCATACCGACAGTCGTGTGTACTTTGAAAAGTGGCTCAAACATTGCTACGTATGGTGATTTGACTGCGTTTGTAGATTACGCTTCTGTAACAAAAAATGGCTTTACAATAAAGCTTTCAAACGCTTGTACCACATCAGGTGCAAAACCAAGCATTTCTTGGATTGCAACCGTATCCTAAAATAACAAAAGCGTGATTTTTAACCGTATACACTCCCTATTTCATGAACCGAAATAAAGCATTTAATTTCACCTCTTTTTGAGTCATAATTGGCTTAGAAAGGGGTGTTTTTATGGAAAAAGACATTAACATGATAATCAAAAATGTTGTAAACATGATGCAAGAGGAACTGACCGAGGAACAGATGCACAAATTGGAGAATGTGCTGTATATTTCGTTCCACGGAGTTAAGCTTCAAGAGGAATGTACCTCATTGGTAACAAGTCAATCTCACTGGGATAAGATTCTCAAATTGTTCATTGCAAGTAAACGCTTGGAGAACTGCTCACAAGGTACGATTGACCGCTATGTGGACTGTGTAACCAAGCTAGTCAACTATCTCAACAAGAGATTTGAGGACATAACCACAAACGATATCCGCTACTACCTTGCTATGTATCAGGAGACAAGGAAAGTGTCTATCTCGTACATGGACACGCTTAGAAGATACTTTTCATCATTCTTTGGATGGCTTTCTGACGAGGGATTTATCAGCAAGAATCCAATGAGACGCATCAAGCACATGAAAGTGCCACAGCGCATTAAAAAGCCGTTTACATCCGCAGAGAGGGAGCATCTACGTTGCAATGCTAAGAGTCAGAGAGATGTGGCAATTATGGAATTTTTGTACTCCACAGCAGCACGTATCGGTGAGGTAACAGCTCTGAATCGTAGTGATATCGACTGGGGAAACAGGGAAGTAATCATTTACGGAGAAAAAGGAAAGAAAGAGAGAAAAGTGTATCTGACGGATGAATGCGCATATCATCTCAAGAAGTACCTTATGTCAAGGGATGATATGAATCCAGCGTTATTTGTATCAAATCGAAAACCACATAATCGAATGGGAAAGGAAGCTATATGGTCAATGCTGTCGAAACTGGGTAAAAAGACAGATATTCATGCGCATCCGCATAAGTTCCGAAGAACCCTACTCACGGATGCTGGAAGTAGAGGAATACCGCTACAAGAGATTCAGGCTTATGCCGGACACCAAAAGCCGGATACAACCATGATGTATGTAACTGTAAGTGAATCTAATGTAAAAGCATCTTTTAGAAGATACATAGCATAAAACGACTTAATTCAATATTGATTTTTTAAAAGCCATTTCTCGATGGCTTGTTTGCTATGCTCTTTTTTATTAAATTTATGTTTTACAGATATGTAAAAATGATGCATTTTTAAAAAAGTCGTGTTGGTGATGAAATAGGGAGTTGATAATTTCCATCTTATGTCAAAGTGATTTTATATTGCGTTTTTCCAAAGCAGATTATTCCAATCTTATAACTGTTAGAGGTATTATTTTTCAACGTGATCGTATTGTAATCTTTTGATATTGAAGCGGTTACAGAAGCATCGACATTGATTGGCGAAAGGTATCCATTATTAAACCAATACATTGTTTTATTTATAGCTATTAATAATGACGTATGTCTATAGTCGTTCACAGCTAAAGTAACTGTCTGATTACCTGCTACACGTGTGTCGGCTACCTTGCTATTTAATTCATTAACTGCCCCGATCAAAGTCTTGTTAGTTGTCCCTAACTTTGCGATAACTGCCGTAGTCATCTTATTGACAACATAATCCCATACCTTGTCCATCAAAGTACGCTTGTTTGCTTTACCGTCCTTGTCGAGAATCATTAACTCATCATTGTCTTTCAGTGCTTCTTTAGTTGTGTACTTTGTCCATTCCATGATTAATTCTCCTTTATTGAATCATTTATTAAAAGGGTAAGAGCATTATTCATGCCCTTACGCCTCGTCAACCTTGTTTACTGTGATAAATTTTCTAATCGCATCTACATGAGTTTTGAGTTCAGCATCAACGATATAGAACGATTTCTTATTGTTGTGCGATACAAGATTTCCACTCTCGTCAATCTCGTCATAAGTAAATGTAGCTCTGTCCATTCCATTTACATTTAAAATTGAAAAACCACTAAGCTGTTTCATTTAAAAGTTCCTCCTGTTCCTTAATCAAGGTTTCTAGTTCTGCGTTTAATATGTTCTCAGGGCTTTCAGGTAATTTTTCTTCCCTGTCAACATCTTCCTCAAGATTTACATATTCGTAATCTTTCTGTTTTGCTTTCAGTTCCCATGCAAATTTCAGATTCGGAGTTCCGTGCACAATGAAGTAATTCTCTTCCTTCTTTTCAATCCACAAATCTCCTTTCCCTTCTTTCTGCAAGAATACCTGGTACTCAATGCGTGTTGTTACGGTTTCCGTGAAGATATCTCCGATTTCAACGATACATTCACCGTTCTCATCAGTAATTCCTTCACCGATGTCTCCAAACATTGGCGAAGCTGTTTCGTAGCAATATTGAAGTCTGTTTGAATAATTCTCTGTTGGAACAACACGGTTTTTAGTTCCAGTTGTTTTTATTTCTCTTGGGCTTATATCTACATAATCATTAATATAATTACTTCCATTAATTCTAATTGAAAGGCAACCTGTTGAGTTCTCGCTAATGCTGAATGTGTACGATTTTACTGTTGACATTGCATCAGACCATCCTTGTAAATCCTCAGCCCATCCAATAGAGAAGCATTCCGGGGAAATTGAAGAACCGTATCCCCTTCCATTATTAGATGCTTTCATTCTCAAACCATGAAACCAACCGCCCATAAGGTCAACAACCATACTGTCTGATGCGAGAAGTCCCATATTAGTATTATCAATATGCATCCCCATGCTTCCGATAGTGAATATTTCTTTCGAATTGTTACGGCCAACGATGAGCGCAGACGCTTTTTCTTTATCTAAATATATCGTGCTTCCATAAATCGAGCCTTTTTTGATGTTCAGTCCATCTTTATCCCATTTACCAACTTCCGCTCCTATGGCATCTAGTATCTGTATTGAGCCATTTTCATTGTTTACACCTCCCAATGTAAGTGTACCGCCCTTGCCATAAGAGAAGTTGATATACAACTGATCGCCTTGCATATATATCCCTTGTTTCTTCCCGTTATCAGTAAGTCTGTTAAACACTTCTTCGGAAGTCAGAGATTTGTTTAGCTTTTCTACAGCTGAATCGTCAGTATACTTAGTGGCTTTTGTCCAATCAGAAGAAACATAGTTGCCGCTAGCTCTTGCGGTTTTACATCTCATCAAGTCACCAGTGTCTCCTTGCGTCCAAAGGTCGCCAACATCATAAGGTGGCACAGGAGTTGTAATAAAGTTTCTTCTCTTACCGTCTGCGGTATCTTGCGCCTTTGATGCTGTTTCCATCGCAGATACGATGTCTGCATCTTTCACTCTCACCCACTGATAAGATGTATCGACTTTCATATAGCGGTAAGTGAAACCTTTGTTCTTCCAAAAGAAGAGGTCACCAACATGCTTCTGTCTTTCGTAAGCTGTAGTCCACTCAGATGCTGGATGGTTTGAATTCGCAGGCTCATAATCGTAATAGTACGTATCAATCTTTCCATCAATCTGATTTTGGATATCTTCAATTTTCGGATCATAAATGTTTTCGATGAAGTCCGTTACTGTAGAATCGTCTGTATAATTATCTTTCTTCTGCCAATCACTTGCTACATACTCACCAGTTTCTCTGTCCTTTAGGCAGACAAGGATATCATTTCCAGTGAAATACAAATCATCCACGCTATACGGTGGCTTTGGCTGTGTTGAGAAAATCTGCGCTTTGCCATCAATCTCGTCAAAAACTTCATCCGGCACTTGCATCTTCATCCACTGACCGCCACGATAAATATACTCATCGTTCGTAGACAGATCTTTCCACAAGTCTCCTTCATGTTCAGCCTTAGACTCTTCATACAGCAAAATGATTTCATTTCCGTTTACGTCAAGGATTGATTCGCCATTGACATCGCACCATGCCATTTCAACAGTTCCACCCCAGTTTACAGATGGATCTGTGCTCTGATACCATGTTTCAATCTTGTTCCGGACGGAGTTTTTAATCTCGTCCATATCTGTCTTGTAAATGTTAGTTACAAAATCATCTACAATACCATTGGAAATATCTTCCACAGACTTACCGGTGATGGATATTGACTCTGCATTGATGGTAACTCGTCCTGTCTCCGTATCAGCATAGAAGGTAATGTTTCCATTCTTGTCTTTTACAGTGAGAGAACCTGAGTTGATATAATCAGCATTAATACCGATAGCATACAAGATTCTTGTAATAAGGTCTCCTGTTAGGAATAATCCGTAAGGATATGTCTTACCGCCATCACTTGATATACCGATAGCTTCAGATGTGACCTTGATTACATTCTTGGACTCTTCTACTGTCGGCTTATCATGAATGTATGAGATTACGCTTCCGTCCGGCTGTACAACTTCTGTAGAATACATTCCAGAAGCACTCTCAAGTGTCTTATTCAGATTATCGACAGCTGCTTCAAATTCTGTCTTATTCTGCTTGATTTCCTTTTTGGCTTTCTCATACACTTTTGTAGCTTCGCTGTAATAAGTGCTCTTCTGCCGTTCCGGATCCTTGATTCCGCAAGAAAATGAACTGCTGCCAAGATAATTAAACTCAAGAGATGTGATAAATGTTGGATAAACTTTGTCTTTCCGGTCTACCACGCAAGCCAGATCCATGAATTCGATCGTTGGATCAGGGAAGAATTCTCCACTAAAACCTCTCAGCTTAACTCCGATCAATACATCTCCAATCAGATTGATTGCATCATCTTCATGTCCTTCAATAAGAGGATTCGTGATTTCAAGTGCATAATCATCTGTACCTCTTATTAAGATTGTACTCTCGTTTTCTACTTTCTTTGTGGTCGCAATTCCAGTGATTACAACAGGATCTGTGCTAATGTCCGGATCTGACTGATAGTCCATCAAAATGCTATAGCCATCATCTTCCACTAAGTCATCCCTATTTGTAATCTTCGATATTGCAGAAAAGTCGTAACTCTTAATAACAAGTGTTCCGTTCTGAATCACAGCATTACCAACGGAAAGCATTGCTATATATCCGATTACTTCTCGGCAAGTCACTTTTTCCGGAGCCTGTTCAATCACGAAATCGTCATTGTTAAACTTCGGACTTCCAAGCATGATGTTACATGTACTACACGCTTCTCTTAGAAGCTGCCCAGCTGTTGTTGGATAAGATAGCTTAGACGTGAAGTCTGCATCTGCTTTGTACATTGAATCATAACCTACAAGTTCTATCGTATCTCCAACCGCTGTTGGCTCAAGTACTGTAAATGTACCCTCGTTCAATCTCTCGATTCTTGATTTCGTCAGCATAATCGTGTTGCCATTGACATCGAGAATTTCCTCACCTTTCACATCTCTCCATGCATCATAGCTTCTACTTTCGATGTCAGCTTCAGTGAAGAGTGAAATCTGTGCATAGTAAAAATCATACTTGGAAAATCTCTCATCGATGTTATCAATGACAAGCGTAACGGACTTGGAGAGAGCGGATCCCAGTGGGAATCCATCTCCTCCGTCTTCTGCGTATCCATTACCGCTTATGAAGAAATCGTTATCCGAATCAAGATATAGTTTCTCACCGTTTTTCAGTGTAATCGATGCGTAAGCATAGAACGGACCGCCTGACTTTATGATGTTTTTGAATTCGTTGCTTACATTCTTCATTAATTCTACCTCTAACTATTTAAGGTCAGCGAATATCTCTAACGATATCCGGTGAAATCTATAACACTGGATTTTCCGATGTTACTTGAAAACTCAGCTCATCCAGTTTCTCTTCGCCTTCTACTAAACTTACACATGGAGCATTAAAGTTTGCTGCATAAAACCTTTTGGTTTCCCATTTATCCTCATAAATGTTAAGGTGGAAAAAGTCAAATCCGCTCTTTCCCATAACCTCTTTGAGAATTTTGCTTGCGTCACTTACCTTAATGTCACTCCATTTCAGCTCATAAGCTTCTATTGTGAAGAGAGGGGAGTTTTTCATATTTCCCCTCATGGTTCTTCCTGAGTTTTCTGTAGAGGTAGTAGCGAATGAAATTTGATATCCGTCCTCATCCACATCTGGTGGTGTGAATGAGCCGAATTTTAAATAGTTCTGTGCCATATTCTACCTCCTAAGCCATTTCAAACGGATTTCTTCCCGTCTGTGTTCTCATGTTCTTTCCTTCTTCAAGTACGGCCTTCGCAATCTGTCTACGGTTCAGATATACCGGCACTTCAATCTTGCGTGAGCTGTTACCAGTTTCTTCCCTTACAATCTTACGGATAAGGCTTTCAGGTGCTTCAATGTTGTTACCGCTTTTCTGGTCACCAAGTACCGCCATGAACTCTTTGTTCGGTGGGATAACAGCACCCTGTGCAAGGTAAGGGATATGTGGAGCACTCCATTTTGATATATGGAATCCGATAGATGATACTCCAGTTAATGATGTAACCCATGATGGAACTGATATGTTCATTTTGTTCAGTGCATTAGCAACGCCATTCTGCATGATCTGTGCAGCTCTAAGGAGTCCGTTCATCAATCCGATGATTCCGTTAATTGGAGATTTGATGATTGCTAACATGCCATTCCAAGCACCACCGAAGATATTCTTGATACCATCCCATGCCTGTTGCCAATCTCCTGATAAGACACCATTTACAAAATCAACGATTCCGCTAAATGCCTGTTTCACAGCTGCAACAATGTTCTGAATATTCGCAAGCCATGCATTCATGTAATCTCCAATTACACCAAAGTCTTTTACCCAATCCACCTTGAATACTCCGTCAAGCCATTTTGACAGCGGATCAAGTATTTGATTCTTGATGAAATTGAAGATAATATTAATGTTCTGCTTAAATCCTTCAACGTATAACAGGATTCCACTCAATGCTTGCGCCCAATCCCCAGTGAAAACTCCTGTTAAAAATTGGATGATTCCATCAAGCTGTTTGAGAACGCTATCTGCCATTCCAGTTACGCTGGCAACAATGGAAAGAAGCGTATCACCAATCCATGCCACTATAGGTGCAAGTACTGGAATCACGTTCTCTATCAACCACTGTATAAGAGGAATAAGTACGTTATTCCACAGCCAATTAAGTCCATCAATCAGCCTTCCAATTTCGTCAATGATGTGGTCAATTGCATCGCCCACTGGTCCGTTTAAGACTTCATCGAACTTCTGCGCCCACTGATCAAGAATCGGTGCGATATACTGGTTATAGGTATCAAGAAGTGTTCCACCTATTTCTGATAAGCCACTTCCAACATCATTGATAAACGGTCCTATATGCTCATCATACAGTTCCGTCAGCTTATCTGCTAACTTCTGTACGAAGTCTTCTATAGATTGAGTAATCTCCTCTATTGGTTTCAGCGTGTTATTGATAGCTTCAATAATCTTATCTTTGTTCTCGATGATAGGTGTTGCAATCGCATCCATTACATCTTTTGCAAAGCTTGTGGCAAGTAGAATAATTTCTCCGAACGCTGTGGTAAATATGCCAATAATATTGCCAGTAATGTTCTGTGCTGTCTGTGATCCGAATGTCTGTTGGAATATCTCTGCAATTGTTGCACTTAAATTTCCTACAATTATGGAAATCTCTGAGCCTAAATCGAACATCCTCACAAGCCACTTCTTGATTCTGTCTGTATTCTCTTCTAAGTAGCTTTCAATACCTCCAACAACATTTGCTGCTATTGTTAACCCAATCGAAACAAATGAGCCTACTGTTTTGCCCATGTTATAAATGAACAATGTAGCGAATCTCTTAGCTGCTTCCTGAACATTTTTATCTGTGAAGATATCTTTGATGTGTTCTCCGATAGACTTAAGGTCTTTCTTCAGTTCTTCAAGTACTGGCTTGTAATCTCCAAGTCCATCCCAGAAACCATCCATAAAGATGTCTCTGATTTGTTTCAGCTTGTCCAATACGGAATCAAGCAAGGATGCAAACTTATTGTCGATTGGTACTTCTTCGAACAGTGGTCCAGAACCGCCACCAGCACCACCTCCACCACCACCGGATCCGCCAGAACCACTTCCTGAGTCCTGCTTATCCATTTTGTTGATATCATCAAGTGGTGATAAGTACTCTTCCGCAGCTTCCGTAGCTTCTTTTGTTCCGTCTGCTGCATCTTTTGCACCGCTTGCCGTGTCCTTAAGACTTCCGGCATAATCTTTCTGTACTGCGATAGCTTTCGTGTATGTACTCTTTCCGGACAAGAATGAGAAGAACATACTTACATAACTTGCAGCTGTTGAAAGCATGTCAATGAACTTGCTGAGAATCGGTGCTACTACGCTAAGAATTGGTGCAAACGCTGTTGCAAGGCTGTTTTTAAGTGTCTCAAGACTTCCCCACAACATTGATATACTGTTGTTCGTGCTGCTAGAGTACTGTGCAAGGTTTGTGAATCCCTCTTTCATAGCACTGATTGCAGCTGAGAACGCTCTGAATGCTATGCTCATTAATAGTGACATTCCAAGCATTCTTCCAATGCTTAACTTCGCACCATTCGCAGCTTTCCCGGTTTTTGCGATAGACCTTGAAGCCTTTTCGCTTGCACTTGCCAACTTCTGCTGTGCCGGTGCCGCACTCATCAACTTCTGTTTGTAATCATCAATACTTCCTTTTACAGAATTGTAAGAAGTGTGAAGACGATTATTCATGTCAGCAAGTTTTCTCTCTTCTGCTTGCAATGTGCGCATACTGGAAGCTGCTTCTTGTGTCTTAGAGCCAAGCGTAAACGCTCCACCTGACGCTTCTAAGTCAGCTAATTCTGCTTTTGCATATTTGATTTCATTCTCAAGCTCTTCTATGTCATACTGCATCTTCTTGAAAGATGAACTGCCCTGTTTTCCCCCGGTAGAAAGAAATTTATCCTGTGCAGCTTTCAGCGAATTCAGTTTCTGAGTAGCCTGTGAAATCTGTGTTTGTATCTCTCTGTATTCATCTGTTGGTACTTTCTGCTCACCGTACTCAGCAATCTTTTTCTTCAGTTCAGATACTTTCTGCTCCTGTGCAGCATATTCATTGTTTAACTTGGCGAATGCATCCGCTTGTTTGTTGAGAGCTGTCTTAGCTTTATTCCCCATATCATTAACGGAATTTGCCATTCTTCTGACAGCTGCTTCAACTTCTTTGCTTCCGGCTTTCATGCCGTCAGCGTTAATCTCTGTGTCAATTATGATATAGCCGTCGGCTTGTGCCATTTCTAATCCTTTCCACCGCTAATTATCTGCGGTCAGCGAATATCTCTATTGATATCCGGTTATTTCTTTAATCCGAAGAGTTCACGAAGTTCCGCTTTCTCCGCTTCACTTCTCTGCGTATTCTTCAGATGCAAGTCCACAATAGACTTATTATTTTTGTAGTATTCCTGTTCCCACTTCTCTAACTTCTTGCCTTTCCTCTTCTTGTCTCGGATGCTGACTACTGTTGAGAATGTGCTTTCTCCGATTTCCATATAGAGTCCAAAGAATGTCCACCAGTGCATATACTCTGTGGCACGCACGTCATCGTTATTCACCTTATTCACAGCCGGTATGATGATTGGTGCATCCTGTTCCCAGTCCATTGTCCTAGGTCTAGGTTTACCGTCATTCTTGATACCGCAGTCGATGAATTCACACGCTTTTCTTGATGCTTCTTGCCAGTCCTTAGGTGGCATAGAATCAAAGTCAACATAGAGGATTCTAAGCATTGTAAATACTTTCTCCTGATCCTTCTCTTCTTCCGTCATTCCGAACTCAAAGATTTCAGGATCATTCATAGCAGAAAGAATATCCAATATCACCCTAAAATCAGAGCGTATCGAATATTCTTTTCCATTGACTTCTAAAGATGTGGGAAGTTTCCACGGATCCATATTAGTTGTGGTACTTGGCCACATACTTATTCATGCGACTCTGTACCTTTTTTGTACGTGTGTTCATTTCGCGTTCGATTACTTTTGCAATGGATGAAAGCACGTTCTCAATGAACAGCTCTCCGTTCGCAAGAGGGGAAAATGCTCCGAGAATGGAAAAGAAAGCTTCTTTCGCATCCGCCCCAACGAGATAGGAGATTCTGTTCATGATTTCATCTTCTGCTGTTCTCATATCCGTTTCAGTAGGATTCTTCGGCAGCTGATAAGAGTTGTAGAATTCAACTACTTCTTCATATCTCTTTACGATATTAGTATCTGTAGGGCTGAACTCGAACTTGCCAAGAACCTTGCCTCTCTTATTTTTGATCGTGTATTCCTTACTGCCATCGTCTACAATAATTTCATTTCCATGTGGTTTTACTAATTTGTTACTCATTTGATTTTTCCTTTCTATGTCGTGCGAACAATGAGATACATTTCTTCACCTAAGACATCATGTATCACATTTCCCAGGGCATCGCGCCATAAGTCTATTCACTCAATGTTTCCTGCTGCAAATACCGGTGCACCAGCTTTCAAAGATTCCGCTGTAACATAACCTTTTGTTCTCTCACCATCGTCTGTAACATCAAATGGGATATTAACACCGGTTGTATCTCCACCGTAGCTCTGCGGTTTCACCATTACTTCCTGGACATAAGCAAGATGTTTTGTTGCTGACGTATCCTCTACGATAACCTCGAGCATAAGTGTCTTGCACTCTTCACCTTTCAGACGATCCAGCGCAATAGATTTCAGCTTCGGATACAGCTTGGAAGATGGATCAGCGTAGAACGGATCAGCCGACATTGATGGTGCGTATCCGTTATCTGTTGTCTTTGTTTTTCCAAGAATGGTTTTCTTCTGCTCTGTATCCGGGTTCAGTTCTACAGACATTTCCTCGATATCATCACCGAGAATTGCCCACTCTGCGGTATCTGCTGTTTTCTTAAAAGATGCATCGAGATAATGCATTAATGCTTCACGCGCTAATTTAGACATGTTTGTTATCCTCCGTTATTTCTTGTAAAATATGTTTCTGTATTTCAGTGAGATGCTAATAGCCCAGTCCTGAATGTTACCGTCACTTACATTGTCTAAGTGTGCCGGTGTGAGCCTTACAATCTCTTCTATTTTTCTCTCTTCTGTAAGCACTGGATATTCTTCCAGTTTTACTTGTTCTCCATTAACGGTTACGGTCTGCTGTTCAAGCCACTTCCCAAGAGTGTCAAGGAATTCTTTGATACTGGCCTTAATCTTTGGAGAGTCGATTGAAGACCGGTAGATCACATAAAAAGGATAGTTGCACAACTGGTCTACTTTGCCAGTTACACTCTTCTTTTCCTGTGCAATCACCGCTCCTGTCACTGGATAGAAGGCAATACCGCCATCTTCATCTAGTGTGGAGAATCTTATCTTTTCATCTTCCTCTAATCCCGGAAAACTATTTAGAAGAGAAACGAGTGCATCTGTTACCGCATCGTAACCGTCTACATCGTACTTGACCGGTTTCTTACTTTCCTCCGGCACGTTTCTTCACTCCTTTCGCCCAAGACTTCACATTCTCTGTCTTTGCAGCATCAAACCAATGGTCTGTTGCGCGTGGATGCGCTGTCTTGTCAAACACAAGGTCTCTGTCCGTGACCACTTTCTTCGCTCCGGCTCTTGCCCACGGTGAGCCTGTGACAGGATCTACCATAACTTTTCCTTCATAGAGGAATCTTCCGTAAGGTGGAGCACCGGCAATTACTTGACCACTTCCTTGCATGGACCTGCTCATAATCGCAGACACGTTTCTCATGTTACCGTCACGAAACGGCATATACTTTTCCATGTCAGTGAACACTCGACCATCTAGCCAGTTCTGTGCTTCCTGGAACTGCTTTTCAAATCGGTTCAAGCTGACATTTACTTTGATGTCACCTTTTACGATTGAGAAGCTTGGAAAATGAAATATCTTGCTTGCCATATTACTTTCCTCCAATCTCAAAATGAGGAATCAGTGTGTAAGAACCTACGCTTGTGATCAGAAAGACATTATCCATCTTCTTATTCAGATAATCATAGAATCCTTTGTTCGTGCGTGACGTATAGTCTTCATCAGCAATTACCGTTTCCGGATATTCGCCTTCTAAGAAGATGTCCCCTGTCGAGAATGTAATGGAATTCTCTTTGTTTTCCGTAGTTTTCCACACTTTCGGAGTGAGATAGGAAAGATTGCACACTATCCTTTCTCCTTCACGCACCTTAAACGGTACATGAAGATTAGCTGTATCAGCCGTATCCAAACCAGTTTTGGCAACATTGGCTGCCTTATCCGTAATAAGTGTGACTCCGGATATAACATGAGGATACCAATATATGGCATCATTCTTGTCAGTGTATTTGTTGAATACAGTCACAGTCTTGTCATACATCGGTATCCCCTCCTAATAGAATTCTTTTCCACATTCTTTGCACTTCCACACATGATGAGTCTTGTACTCATGGTCTCCGACCTCATCATGTGTGGAAGTGCAAAGAATATGTTAATTTTTCGTGTCGGCATGTCAACCGCTTGAGCCATCTAAATACCAGCATAGAGAAGGCACACTCCTTTCTTATCCACAACACCTTGCAGATATTCAGAAGCTACCTGTCTGATCAGAAGAGCTTCCACTTTCTTATCCATCGACGCTCGTGCATAGATGCTATCTGCTGTTCCGTTAGTCCCAGTGACGAAACTAATGCTTTCAGCACCTGACGTAATGGATGCTACTTGCTTCTTACTCACAGAACCGTCTTCGTGTTTTACCACTCCGACCGTATCCATTGATGCTTTTCTGATCGAGTCAATCTGATGCAGTGCTTCAGCAACCGCACAGACAGCTTTCTGAACCTTTGTATTAGCTTTCTCATCTTCCGGAAGACCATCGGCTAATCGGTCAAAGGTGATGCTGTCTACACGTTCGCTTGCTCGTTCTGCATACTTAGGAAACTCTTCCTCTGTCACGGCATCTCCAAAATATTTAGTTGTATAGAACTGATAGTCTGTGTATGCCATGTGAATCTCCTTACTCAGCTTTTTTTCTTGTCTGCTGTTTCTTCTGTGGCTTTTCTGCTACTTCTTCGTATTTGTTAGGGTTGCTCTTCATACTGGCAATACTATCGGCATTGTCAGTAGAAAGATACAATCCTGTCTCTTTGTCCAAGAACTTCATCTTAATTAACCACCAATTTTCTTATTTTTGAAGATAAGGTCCGGTGTAACGGATTTTGTTCCGAAGTGATAGAACAGTTCGATTCCGTAAGCGTTTGACAGTGGAATCTTCTCTGCATTGTAAGGATCTGACATTACTGGCTGCGCGATTGCACCGTCAACCATTACGAGAGCCTTAACATCTGTTGGAAGATGTACGCAAGAGTATGTCTTAACACCGTGGAAAGCGTAGAACTCTTCGTCAGCTGCTCCAACACCAGGAACTGTTACCTTGTCAAGGTATGTTCTGATTTTTCCGTAGTAGTCCGGATCCAGTACCATGTGCATCATTGATCTTGGAACTCCGTCCACGTACTCATTCTTTGTTGTCTCACACTGCTGAATCATTTTCTCTGCAATCTCTTCAATTGCTGTGATTCCTGTCAGATCTACTTCTGTAGCATCTGTACCAGCTACTTCGAAGAACTTTGTATCAAGCTCTGCTGCCATTCTAAGCGCATGGTTTGCTGTTCTCTTAGCAATAAGTCCTTCAACCCCAAGCAGAGAAACATCTTTCTGCTCTACTTCTTCTACGATCTCTCTGTCCTGATCGATTGGAATTGTTACCGGTTTACCTTTAACACCGTCACCCTTTGCAGCTGTTCTAGCTGTTCCGTAGTTCTTCGGTGTTGCGTTTGCAAATCTCTTTGCTTCTACTGTTCCGGCATGAGGATCACCAGAAAGCTCTGTGTTCTTCATTGCTCCGGAAATTGTAAGTTTCTGTACGTTCTCGATTACCTTTCCGTATTCCTCTGCAAGGAACATCTTTCCAGATGGATCGAGAAGCATGTTTAATGACTGAATTCTTGTATCTGCCATGTTTGTATTCTCCTTTAACTTTTTAAGGTCAACGATTATCTCTGATTGATAACCGTTCTATCGCATGACTACCATACTGCCGGTGGTGTGTACACTGGAGTCTTACCATCTCCTCCACCTTTGTTTGTAGGTGTTGTGAAGGTCGGCACTTTCGGAGCATCTGTCGGTGCAAATGCATCTTTCTTTGACTCTCTCAGCTCGTTCATGTAATCATCGAGTCCGAGGATTTTTTCACCTTCACGTTTCAGCCCTTTCTCTTTGATCATGCTGATAATTCCTGTCTTAGCAAACTCAGATGTGAATTTCTCACCTGCCAGTGCTTTGACCAGAGCATCATTGAAGTCTCTCTCTTCAATCTTTGCTGCATAATCTTTCTCGCTGTTCGCAAGTTTTGTCTGCCACTCTTTCTCTGCGGTCTCTGCTTTGGTTTTCCACTCATCACGTTCTTTTGTGATAGCATCAAAGTCTTTGCCCTCAAATCCTTCAAGTGTAGACTTGGCTGTGTCATACTGTGTTTGAATGTTGTCTCTTTCCTGTGTGACTGTATCAAGCTTTCTTCCCTGTTTCTCAAACTCGGCAAGAGTCTTGTAATTCTCATTCACACCGGTTTCGATTGTTTTCTTCTGCTCATCTGTAATCTCAAGACCAGCATCGGAAAGAATCTGAATAATGTTTTTCATGTTTCATATCCTCCTCAACGTATTTTATTAACCGTTTCGTCCACGGTAGGGATTCAGACAGATAAACCTCTGTCAGGGTAATCGTGGTTGAGGGAGTCGAACCCTCATAGCCATTACCACGCAAGAACAGATGCTATAGAAAGGCAGATTCACATCTGTCCCCAGCTCCATTAGGAGCAAAGCCTACCGAGATGTGCGATACCTCTTAACAGGATTCCCCTAGTAGGCTATTTTCTAAAAAAGGAGGCGCAAAAATATGATATAATCTTCACCCAATATCCATTATGAATGTTTTTGATTACTTCGTTGTACCCATCTTTAACTCTTTTTCGCACTTTCGTATCTTCTTGCAGCAGCTGCACTCTTCATAGCTTGCTTTCTGTCCCACCGTGCGACCTTCAACCGTTCTGCATACTCTCTTAGGTCATTCTCTTCGCAAAATGCACTGTACCGCTTGTTCTGAAGCTTCAATGTGTGAGCCTTGCGGTCCAACATATTCTGCAATTCAAACCTTGCCTTATCATCCTTACAGTTATCAACAGCTGTCTGCAAGTTCTGTATCTTCCGCTTGGTGTCACGGATCCTACGCTCCTGTGCTCTCTGTTTCTTCTGCAATTCCTCAACCTTATGGTTGTCAGCAAGAGTTATCTTCTTATCCTCATAAGGATTGTTCACTCCGTCACCACTTCCAAATGAGTGCCTACAGTTCCAACCGCACAAGCCTTCACCAGTTCCGAAACCAGTTGTCTTAACGAAGTCCGGGAATCTCTTATCCTTTCCACTTCGTGAGTAGAACCGTCCTTGCCACCACAAGTGATTGCCAGGATTCATTCCGCCATTACCAGTACGTGCTCCTAAGTGAGCAGACACAAGAACGGTATCCCAGTTCATTTCTTCCATTCTCTTCATGGAGATGTCGGCAGCTGCTTGTCCCACTCCTGTCCTCACGATCATCATCGTTGCTGACTCAATGCTCATTCTGTACCCAGTAGGATAGTTCACTTTGAGTCCTACTTCTGTGATATTGTTAATTACATCTCTGACCGCTTGTGTGTACGATACTGCACCGGTAGACACAAGATGGTAGGCATTGTCCATCTGATTGATGAAAGTCCTCTGTGCATCCAGTGCTGTGGTCCGTGTGAAGTTGTTCCATTCTCCGGCAGTAGCAAGGTAATCTCTCTCAAGGATCCTGAGCATGGTTGGAGATTGCATCAGTGCTGTTGGAGTGAGTCCGGCTGCAATATACACAGCATCATCCCATTTCAGAGTATTGATACCAGCATCGACAAATGCATCCTTAATCTCTTTCTGCTGTAACTTTGTCTTGTCCGCTATTTCCTTCTGGATATCCTCTAGCAGTTCACCAGACTCTTGAAGCACTTGTATCTGCCATCGGTCTGTCTGTGTCAGCAGATAGTCCTCACCTCTGCCGAGTCTCTTCATGATTCTCTCGATGATCATGTCCATAATAGTGCGATGAAGGGACGAAGATATCTCCTCCGCCCCTTCTGTTATTCTTTGTAAGTATTCAGGTGTTAGCATTATTCCTCACCGTCTTTGTCATTTTTATCATCCTTTGTAATGATTGCAAAAAGCAAAATTGTTACGCAAATGATAAGAATATTCATAGTTGATACTGCCATATTGTCACCGCCTTGTTTATTCCTCTTTATGGCATGTATTGTAGATTTTCACGTACACGTCCTCAAAAAGTTCCTGTTTATCTCCATTATATGTATATTCCGCGTAGAGTCCATCTCCACTGAACGTTGTGCTGGCAAGACATTTGTAATTCTGTAAAGTCTTGCAACTCCAAACAATATATACATTACTCAAATCAATTTCCGCATCTGGTCGGTTCTTCCGATACCATTCAACAAGCTTCTTTTTGCATACACTCTGAAAGTGATCCATTCCTGTGATAATTATGATTAAGCCTCCTCATAAATAATATCCAAACCATAAGCAACCGCAGCATCATGCTCAATCTTACATCCTCTTGCATTCTCCCAGCCTTTACAGAAGTACGCTGCATGGCACAGAGACATATTCTCTAAGGATTTAGCAAGGAAACATAATGGAATCTGAACTACTCCACGTTCTTTCATAGATTCATTGCTGTACCATTCATCTGTGAAAAGAGTATTTACAATCTCATACCCTTTTCCCTCAAGAACCTTAATTGCCTTCTCTCTTGTTGCTACGATTTCTTCATCAGTCTTTCCAGCCATTGGCTGACTTAACATTGCTTTCTTCATAATTAGTCCTCCTACTCTGCAAACACCCAATCTTCAGCAAGCATATCTGCTTGTGTCGGAACATACTGCTCACATTTTGTGTAATAAGAATCATTTTTAGATTCACATGCTTTTATGATTGAGTATTCCTCGCTATCAAATTTGTCTTCCCTTCTACCATCAAGGCAAGCTCCGAAAGTGGCATATGCAAGTTGTAAGAACATGTCTGACTCAAACGTCAATCGTCTTACACGTTTCTTGTTCTTCACCTGCTTCATAGCTTCGTGAAATGAAAATGTATTCATGCCACCAAGTGCCGGACAGTTCGTGTCATCCGCAAAAATCCATTCATCGGAACAAATATTGGAAAATGTATAATCTACACACTCAGTTCTACGAACATCAATGTCCTTACCGTCTTTCGTATGCATCAGAATTGACTGTGCCGGAATACACCAGTACCAGTATCCAGCCCATGACGGAAGTTTCACCTTTGCCCCATGCTTCATTGCTTCAAATGCTTCTTTAAATGTCATCGTTCATTTCTCCTTTCATTTTGCTACTTTTACCATGCATCTAACTTCTTCACTTTCGTATTCTCGCTCCATTACTAGTTCATATTTTTCAACTTCGTAAAGGACATTCCCGATTATATTGTGCTTTTTCTTGTATTCATAGATGGCTTGCTCTATAAAAAAGTTTATTTCTTCTCGGTTCTGCTTTTCTGCATTAGCATACAGCTCATCTCCGTGAAGTAACTTACTGCCACTTATTTTTGATTTCACATTGAACGCAAAAGCGACTTCCGGTATATATATTTCTGAACATGTAATAACAGCATTTATTCCAATATTTGTTTCAAATGGCTTGGCCAAAATATCAGAAGGCATTATTACACGTTTTTCAGGAAATCTTATCTTGAATACCACATACTGCGTAATCGCAGTGATTATTGTTCTTTTTTCTTCCTTGTACACATCAGGATGAAGAAATTTTAATATTGGCAGTATCATTTCGCAATCACTCTCCTTGATCGAAATCGGAACGGGAGGTATCGAACCTCCGACACGCTGGATATAAGCCAGTTGCTCTACCACTGAGCTACGTTCCGTTAGCAGGTGGACAGTAATCAAACCACCTCTGCTACGGTTCTTTAGACAGTACGAAGAAAATAATAAACACTGTGACTATCGTGCAAAATGTGAATATTAAATCTTTGACGGAACTCCGCAGCTAAAATCCGTCTGTTACATTTTTTCAAACACAATTAGGTCTTCACCTTATTCAATCATGGTAAAAGTCATATTCTGCCACTGTGATGATAGGTCTGAGCTTCTGAGAGCGACTCTTGGCTTCCTACCACTGTCAAAGCACACATGGGATTGATACCCATAAATTTCACGGTTCTTTCAGATAATGTTTTCGCCTATTTTGCACCCTTTGCATTGCTCATATCGAAATTGCTTATTTAAGAACTTGCCATACCGCTACTTTAACGAACCTCTTGTGTTATACTCCGATTTCTCGGATTCAAGGCAAATCAGCTTATTGAGAATTTCCAGTTAGTCCGTAGTCTCTCACACCACTCACATCACTGGATTATTTCTGCACCGCAGACGTCTATTAATCACTGACCACAAGGATTCTGCATTTGACTTCTCTATGATGATACACTGCAAGGCATTGTTGATGGTTTCCGTCTTCACCAATGGAATCACTCCCACTAGAAAGAATCGGCTTATCCAATATCTCGAACAAGCCTATCTCGTCACCATTGCATCTCGGCATGACTGAAAAATCACTCTTCACCGAGGTAATCATATTTGAAAATAGCCGTATAAGGATTTGAACCTCAATCTTTCACTTGAGTAGGGTAGAATGAACGCTTTGCCGTTAAGCTATACGGCTTCCAACTACACTGTAGTAAGGAAAAATTTGTTATGAAAAAGATTTTTTCTCCGAGTTTCGGAGAGAGCTACCGTTCGGATTCGAACCGAAACCCTGTTGATTAAAAGTCAACCGCTCTACCATTTGAGCTATGATAGCTTAAAGCATCGAGCGTGAACCAAGAAAAAACGCTCGATGCTATATTATTTTAGGTTCCCGGGGAGATGACAAGAAACCGGGAATAGGCCTGTCCCGGTTATGCTCCGAGTCTGTGTCCTACTAAGGAACAAGCCTTAACCGCCATCTGACGGTTAGTAGCAATATTTATAGTGCTGTACATTGCACTGTCAAGGAATGAAAAACGAATGAACTTTTCGTCCTCAAGTACATAGTACCGTATTCGCTTGCTCTCATTGTCCCCATAATTTACTCATCTTGGAATTTTTCAAAGAGAGTTTCGCCTTTGTCACTGGCTTCTTCAATCATTGCTTTCGCTTCTGGCTCTGTCATTCCTTCAAACTTCACGAAGTACATCCATGCCGGTACTTTTCCCTGTACTACATAGTTCCACCAACGTGCACGATCATCTTCAAGGTTGTACACAAGGTCTTCAAACTCGCAAGCTGTCTGATATCCGGAAGCCGGAATTGTTCCGTTCGCTGTTCCTGTAGCGTAGAGGATATATAAGATTCTGTGGATAACTCCATCATGATTCTTTCCATCTAAGATTGTACGGAATGACTCAATTGTGTGCAGCGTTCTTCTATCGTCTGACTCCACTTGTGTTGCTGTCTGAATTCCTCTTGACTCATCAAACGAGAAGTATCCATTAGAGAATCCACACTTGTATCCGATGATGGATAGATAGAAGTTGATGGCAGAAGTTCTTTCGGCTACCAATATAGTCGGTACATGTTCTTGAATCGTACCGTCTGCATCCACTCCCATTTCAAGTCCTTGCACGAATCGAGGGAGCTTGATTCCATTCTGATTAGCATATTGGATTACTGTCTGTGATACAAAAGTAACGTGCTGGCTGTCTTCCTGTTCGTCCCCCATCTTATTGAGTGCGATATCGAGCCATCTCAACTCTTCAATGCATTCAGCAAATACCGGTACAGTAAGAGGAGACTCCTTGTCGATTGCATTCGCATAAGGATTTCGCCAGTACACAAACAGCGGATATTCCAATCCTCTTACTTCCACTTCCGGAAGTATATCTTTCCACTCATCTACTTTCTCTAGGGAAATTTCAGATCCGATACGGTTCTTATCTTCACTCTTGAATGCTTTTGATGAAATCTTATAGACTCTTTCACCATTCACATCCTCAAATCTGTGATATTCTGCTTTTGTGTAGTACCTGTTTCTCTTTTTGATGTACGAGAAGAACACTGCTGCAAGTACATCACCGTTGGTATTGGTGTCTGTGATGATGAAGTAGTCCGGATCCAGGAACTCAATTCCTTGTCCGTCCGTCTTGATCATCATTCCGCAAGTAGCACAGCTCTCTTCCTGTTTCTCTTGTAACGCGTTCAACACTTCATCAAACTTCTTCTTGAGCGCATCATTACCATCAATCTCAACATTGACATTGAACAGTGTAAGATTGGCAATCTCCCGGCAAATGACATTAGAGAACCTTGTCGGTTTGATTGTTCCGTCCATGCACCATGTCGGCAGTCCTGATCTCATGCCCTTATACAAATCTAAGGCAGTCTGCATTTCAGAAGAGCGACTAGCCTCAATTCCAAATATATCTCTTACTTCGTTTACTCCAAACATTCTGTTAAATACCGCCTTAATTTTTTGTATTAGTCCCATTAGTATTTCCACCTCAACCGCCTACGCAAGAACGTGTAGACATAATATCTTGTATCATCCATCGCATGGTCATTCTCTTTGATCACTGTATCATTGTTCTTTTCCTCATCCCAACAATAGAGTCCAAACTCATTGATACAGCTTGTGCAATCCTTGTATATCTTCAGGAGTCTTTTATTCAGCATTGTTGTGACCACTCGGATTCCGTCCAGTACATCATTGTCAGCTTTCCTCACTGTGTACTCTCCGTACTTCTTGATAACTTCAATGAAGGATGCTGCAGATGGATCTATGATGATACATGATACTTTTCTGTCTCCGATCAGTTCCTTTAGCATCTTGTAATAAGCTTCATCGTCTACACGCTTGCCGACCTCTCTACTGTTGTAGTACAGTTCTGCTTCACGCTGTGAGTGTTTCCCATCGAATGCCCACAGACCGGCTGAGAAAGGATTGACTGTACCGTAGTCGATTGACACAATGTATTCCAGTGCGCCACTCATGTGTTCATCGGTAACATGCTTTTCCTCATCAAACATTGAATAGACAAGTCCTTCAGCCACGCACCACAATCCTAAGATATAACGCTTGAAGAACACACCTACATACATACTTCGGTATCGTTCTTTAATTTTCTCGGAGAGCGATAGGTTATCGTCCATCGTGAAATGCAGATAGATGATGTGCTTCTCTTCACACTTATCTATCCAGTTGACCTTGAACCAGTGCCGAGGGTTGTCCGGGTTGCAGTTGAACCAGAACTTAGAACCGGTAACGGAACATCGTCCTGTTGCCTGGTTCACAAATGACTCCGGCATCAGAGCGACCTCATCGAAGAACATACCGGCAAGAGTGATACCCTGGATCAGATCCTGTGACCTTTCATCCTTACCACCGAAGATGTAGAAGAAGTTCTGTACATCTCCCTTACTTACCACAATTAGATTATCGGACCGATGGTCTACTACGGAATATCCTCGGCTCTTGAGCATCAGCTTAAGCCAGAAGAGTACGTTTCTTCGGAATGAACCGATAGTCTTTCCAGCCATACCGAAGTTCTGTTGATTGAAACTTTCCATTGCCCACAACACGTAGGACAGTGACATGCACAGCGTCTTACCACTTCGGATTGCTCCGTCCGCTATGATTCCATCTTTGTCCTTTACCGGACTACTAGGACACCACCATGTCAGCACCTGTTTCTGCTTTCTTGAGAAAGGCTTGAACTCAAATCCTTGTTTCTTAGCTTTCTCTTTCATGGCAGCAGCGCGTTTCATGATTCCTTGCCGGACAGAAGCTAATCTTTCCTCAAAGTTATTCATCATCTGTCCACACCTCACTCGCTGTGGAATTCAGTGCATCCATGAAGTTGTCTTTTGCATCTTCATCAGTTCCATTGTCTTTGAACTGTGCTTCCAGTTTTGCAAGCTCAAGGTTCATCTTCCTATCGTCAACATTACGTTTCAGAAGTTCCTGTGCTGCTTTGGTTCGTTCAGACAATGATGCATCTAGGTCGAACTGATCTTTGATTTTCCCTCGCATGACATCAGTTAGATACTTCATGATTTCCTCAATATCTGCTATGTCTTTACTTGCGATTTGCTCCTGTCTAGCGTTGATATAGTCGAGAATCTGTGGTTTGCGAAGGTTCTCACCGCCCATGCTCATTGCTGTTTTTTCACTGTATCCGGCATTCTTTGCTGCCTGTGTTGCGTTCCCCAGTTTCAGGTACTCATCACAGAACTTTTTCTGCTTAGGTGTTAGCTTATCCTTAGGCACATTTAACCACCACCCTTTTCTTTACTGTCTCTTTTCTCCCTGTGTTCCATTTGACACTTAATCATCTGTAGTACATTCGTCCTCTCTGTATGTATCCCATGTCCTTGACGGAATAGTTCACACTGCAAGATGTTCCCACAGTGCGTGCATTCATCTGTTATCTCTCTGTTTGCAATCCTCAAGGCTTCACCTCGTCCCATATTTCTTTCAGGCAATTCACTATTTCAAGCTGTGATGTTGTTCTGATCAGTTCTAGATCTTTCTCTTTCCACTCTCCATGCCTGTCTCTTCCTAGTGCCGGAGTAGATAATATATAGATGTTAATGAGTCTGTTCTGTTCAGCTGAATAGAATTGTCTCTGACTGTACTTTATAATCAAGCCTGTCTGCAAGATTGCTCTCTGTAGCTTCTTGGATATTCCATTGAGATTCACCTTTCTACCTCCAAAATAAAAAAGATTCCATGCATGTTACAATGTCTCTTATACCATTGTAACTGAATGAAATCTTTTCGTTGTACCCATATTATAAATTAATATCTTCTTGTTCCATGTTCCAATCTTTAAGTTCTATACATAACTTATACGGACCACCATCTTTGGTTGCCAATACCTCATTCATAATAAGTCGATATGTATACCTGTTCCCATATAAGTCCTGAAATCTCAATTCCGCTTTTTTCTCCCCAACATAGTTCTTCGCTGCAATACTCTCATCTTCTACATTTATTCCAGACGCAATATCAATAAATTCATAATCCCCCTCTTCTACCGCTTCACTTATAATCCAGCCACGTTTTTTTCCTTCTATATTCATCTTAACTTTTAATGCCGGTCCTCGTCCAATATTTTTTATTTGCAACACATAATCGTTGTCTGAATAAACCTTTTCATATTCTAACAATATTAAATTGCATCTTTTTTTCGCTGCATCTTCACTATTTTCAAATTCTGTTTTGTGAACTTTTTTAATAACAAAATAGGGTTTTACTGCTTCGCGTCTGTTGAGTTCAACCTGATCTTTCAATTCTTGTTTCTGAATCTCATAATCTTTTCTATCTTTTTCTTGCTGTAATTGAAATGTCCATTTAACTCCAAGTACAGTTGCTACTGCTCCCATCCCACTGCCTATATAACTTCCAAAAAATCCCAACCAGCTTGCTTTATTTATTGCGCTCGGGAAACTATTTTCAGCTACAAGCCAAGATACAATCAATCCTACAATAAATATCAATCCTATTATGCATAGCATCAACCAATTTTTCTTTTTCAT